CGTGGACGAGGGTGGCAATTATTTTTCTAAGACAGAAGTCCTGGAAACTCGAATCTACTGGGATCCGAATGAGGAGTTTTATTACAACGAACGCCGCCGTCGGTGCCTGGCTTGCGAAACACGATTTACGACAGTCGAGAGGATGGTAGAGGATGACTAAGCTGACAACTCGCCAGGCACGTGCTTTACTCGCGTCGCCGGAGAACCAGGAGAAAGTATCGAATGAGCTTGGCCACATTGCCCAGGCGGATATAACAGATGTTATATCGTGGACCGGTGACGTGGCCGTACTCAACGCGAGCGATACCCTGGCCCCGCACGTACGTAAAGCGATCAAGAAGGTCAAGATCACACCTGGCAAGTACGGTAGCTCGATCGAGGTCGAGATGCACGACAAACTGGGCGCCTTGCGTATGCTGGCCCGCGCGACAGGAATGATGGACCAGCAACAAGAAGAGAGCAATCGCCCGACGATGATCGGAATCAAACTGAATTTATCAAAAGTGGAAGAGGTAATCTATGCCGAGGAAAATGGGCGCGACGGGAAGGAACCGTCAAACGGGGAATGAGTTAGATGCGCTGGGGGATCTCAACCTGGATTTCTCGACAAGTCCGACGACTTCGAGATTTTTATCTGACGATGCTTTTTTTCGCGGTCTTATGGGACCGGTCGGCTCCGGGAAATCGTACGGATGCGCGTCGGAGATACTCTTGCGCGCGGTGCGGCAAGCGCCTTCCCCGGTGGATAATATTCGTTACACACGATTCGTGGTCATTCGAAATACCTACGGGGAACTTCGGACCACCACGATTCGAACCTGGCTTGAAATATTCCCGGAGCATATTTGGGGTCCGATTCGCTGGTCCCCGCCGATTACTCACCATTTGCAATTGCCGTCCCGCGACGGGGTGCCAGGATTAGATTGTGAAGTAATCTTCCTGGCGCTTGACGATACCAAGTCGGTACGCAAGCTCTTGTCTTTGGAAGTCACCGGCGGCTGGTGCAACGAGGCCCGCGAATTGCCGCTTGCCGTGATCCAGGGATTGACGGCCCGTGTCGGACGATACCCAAGTAAAACCCACGGCGGATGCACCTGGCGCGGAATATGGGCGGACACGAACCCGCCGGACGATGACGGCTGGTGGTATCGCCTGGCCGAAAAGGAACCGGTCAAGGGCAAATACAAGTGGAATTTTTATACGCAACCAGGCGGCATGATCGAGGTCCCGGCCGATACGGCGGGCGCGATCTATGCGGCCGGCAAGCATTGGCTCGAAAACCCGAAGGCCGAGAACGTTAAAAACTTGCCGCTTGGCTACTATGAGCAACAACTTGGCGGCAAGAACCTGGACTGGATCCGTTGCTACGTCGGCGCGCAATACGTGTATGTCCAGGAAGGTAAAGCCGTATGGGCAGAGTACGACGATTCAACGATGGTCGATGACACGATCAGCTATACGCCGGAATTGCCATTGCTAATCGGATGCGACTTTGGTTTGACGCCCGCGGCGGTTATCGGACAACGCTTGCCGTCCGGCGCCTGGCACATCCTGGAAGAGATTGTCACCGAGGATATGGGCCTTCAACGCTTTGGACAGATGCTCTTGCAACAACTCAACATGAAGTATCCGAAGGCCGAGGTAATCTTGACGGGCGATCCGGCCGGCCAGGCGCGCGATCCGATCTTCGAGACAACGGCATTCGATCACTTGCGTACCCTGGGATTTACCAAGGTCCAACCCGCGCCAACCAATGACTTTGGAGTACGTCGTGAAGCTGGCGCCGCGCCCATGATACGGCTGATCGATCGAAAACCGGGTCTAAGAGTGGCGCGCACGTGTCCAAAATTACGGAAGGCGCTTGCTGGTGGCTATCATTTTAAACGAGTAGGGGTACCAGGCGAGGAAAGATTTAGAGATGCACCGAATAAAAACCAGCATTCGCACGTCGGCGATGCGTTTTCGTACCTAATGCTAGGGGGCGGGGAATATAAACGCCTGACCAGGAGCGGATTAAATTACGGTGCAGAATCAAAACAATACACGGCCGACTTTGATTTTGATATTCTTTAGGGGCTATGAATTTGACGCCGGCCATTCTCCGCAATCTGTACGCGACAATTTATTGTTGCGAACCTTTTGCGCGCTGGAATATGCCATTGCCCGAAGCGATCAAGTTTGAGGTGATCTCGGATCCCCATGCCTATGGATATTACCTTTATGACGAGGGCGGGGACTACGAACACACGATCCAAATATCGAGAATGCTTTGCGGCCACTTTATGACCGTGTTCAGGGCGCTATGCCATGAATGCGTTCACATGAGTAGATGGGCGCACTCCAGGGAGCGCTGGTCCCATCACGATAAAGTGTTCAAACAGAGGTGCAAGGCCGTGGCCGATGAGTTTGGACTGGATCCTTTAGAGTTATGATAGATACAACTGGTTTTACATCACAAGTCCGGCTACCGGAAGGGGGTAAGATCGTCCCTTTTTTCTACGGACACCTGGCCTTGATGAATCTTAACGAGCATGATCTCGATTCCAAGGCGCATATTCCGGACTGGCTCGATCGTTTAAAGCACCAAACCCACATGGGACCATCGTTTACTGGTCTCTATTACGGCAAACCCATGCTTTCGTTTGGCATTATTCCGATTTGGCCAGGGCTTGCCGAGGCCTGGATGATCCCGGATAAGGATATTGATACCGTAGCGATACCATTGTGCCGTTGTGCCAGGCAATTCTTTGCTTGGGCTGAAACCACCATGCAACTACGGCGCATTCAAATTATCGTACGTTCGTCAAATGTACGCGCGCAAAAATGGGCAGAGTTCTTATACTTCGAAAAGGAATCGGAGATGATGGGTTTTGGCCCTACCGGTGAATCGCATTTTATGTATAGGAGATTAAATCATGGGCGGAATCGTTAGTCGGCCAAGTGCGCCAGTAGCGAGAGCGGTTGAAGCAGTAGCGGCACCAGCACCAAAAGCGCCGGAACCAGTAAAAGCAACTTCCGAAGAGACAAAAGTAGCGGCCAATACCCGCGCCCGTCGCCGTATGGGTACCAGGTTATTGTTTAGCCAGGAGCGCTCCGCTGGTCTTGGACAAGATCAAACGACATTGGGCGGCGGTGCTGGCCCAGGTCAAAACACTTTATCGTAAGGAGATAACCATGGGCGGACTATTTGGCGGGCCATCGATACCGGCACCACCCCCACCACCTACCCCTGATCCAGCAATTGCTGAGAATCAGAAGAAACAAGAAGAGCGCCTGGCGGCACAAGAGAAAGCCCAGCAACAACGTTTGCAAGCAACTAAGCGCGCCCGTCAAACCGGCGGTATGCGTTTGCTTTTTAGCCAGGAACGTCAAAATCCAGCTCTAGGCATCACACCTGAATCGCTAGGAGCTGGCGGCACCAACACAATGGAGAGCTAATCATGCCGGAAGTCTATGACAAAAAGGGCAATAAGCTAAAAGAGTTTGCGTACACCAAATCCGGAATGGCGGCCGCACGTCGCTATGCCGCCCAGGTTAAGGGCCGTGTCGAGATTGAGCATAAAGAAGAGATGGCCAAGAAGATGAAACGCAAACGCGAGTATATGTAATGCCGCTGAAAAAGTACCAAAACCCTAGTGGCGGATTAAATGCGGCCGGACGTGCGTTTTATAAACGTACCGAAGGATCGAATTTAAAAGCACCGGTTAAAGGTACTCCAGCGGGACCGGAGCAGTTACGCCGCAAGGCATCATTCCTGGCCAGGATGGCTGGCAATGATGGACCTGATTTTGATGAGAAGGGGCGACCAACCAGGAAACTTTTATCACTCCGGGCTTGGGGTGCCAGCTCCACGGCAGATGCAAAAAAGAAAGCGGCAACGCTTTCCGCACGATATAAACGGATGAAGGAAAGTAAAAAATGAAAAAATTGCCAGCGGCCCACGTACTTAAACGCGCTGAATTAGCGGATTCGCGCAAGGATCTATGGCGCTCGATTTACGAAGAGTGCTATGAG